TCTTGAATATTGGAAACACTTATTGTTGTCATTATCTCATTCCAAATCGACGATAAAATGCGCGCGGTGGATCGGATAGATAGATTTGAGATACACCACCGGTTCGTTCATAGGGATCATCCATAACGCCGTCCTCATCTTCATCGTATCGAAAATTCATTGATGAAAATGTCCGTTCGAACGCTCGTTCATGCTCTCTTGCAAGATCCAAATATCTTCCTTCACTTTGGCCAAGTGCCGAATGTAACGCGCGCCATATAAGGGATAAACAAAGGTTGATATGTGGTTCACGTAAAGCATGCGGATCCATAATCAAATATGGAAGCCGTCCGGCGATACGAATACGGTTCAACACTTGAAACCACGATTCATCAATCCATTTTTGCCACGATGATTCACCGCTTGGAAGTAGATTGGACAAATCCGGATACAATGTTGTTAAATCAATATCTGAAATTACCGGATAGATTGGCGATAAACAAATATAAGCCGGACGTTTGAACGTGTATTGTGTCGAACCAATGGTGATTTTCCACGTTTCCATCCATCCTTCGGATAGTGTTGTGGTTGATGGTACCTGTGAAGCGGCGATGGTGTATTGTGCTGAACTATCCACTTTGTTCACGTTTTGATCTTCCAAAATAAATTTCCCGGTTTGATCTTGTAAGGAATACAAACCGGATGTGAAATCTATTTTCGCGCCATCACGATATACATCCAATGATACCAATTGTGTTTTGGTTCGTTGGATAAGTTGTGGCGCGCGTATTCGTGGCGCGTATGGTGTTGATAATTCGGGCATGATTTATTCCATTATGCTTTGATCATTGATTTCCAATTGGTTCCATCACATGCCAAAACACATCCTTCACCGGCGGCCAATGTTTCAATGGTTGAAGCGCCATCGTCTTTTACTGTTAAAGCAAATGAACCGGATTCATTTTTGACAAAAAACACCGCGCCATCCTTTTCAGCGGGAAGAACCAAATCGCGCGCCGCGTCCGGTGTTAAAGATTGAAACATTGAATCTTTATATGTCAATGTTTTGTTGGCGGTGATCGATTCAACATTCACACCGTTTTTGAATTGGAAATGTCTCGCCACTTTGAACGATTGACTAGAATTATATGATGCCATTTCTATATCCTTTTTTGATGGTTAAGATAATCTCTATTTTTTAGAGTCATGACGTTGTGCGATTTTTTGCGCCGCTTGTCGTGCCTCCTGATAACTGATTTGAGGGTTTTGTTTCACCAAACGATCCGCCATTCGTTGAACCGCTCGATATCTTTTATTGTATTCGCTATCTTTCATACTTTTTTTCTCTTTTTGGATGTATCTTCTTTTTCATCCTGTGTTTCATTATACAACAAATCTTTGGCTTTTTTCATTGCGGCCAATTTTTTTTCTTCGATTTCGATTTGTTTTTGTACATGTGGAATGTGTCCACGTTGCGCGTTTCTCTCAATTCGGCGTTCTTGACGTTCGATGAATACATCCAAAACATCAACATCCGGTTGTGGTATTACACCATCATTCAACAATTGAATTCGCCATTGATCGAACGCTTTGTGATCGAAATTCCAGACAACACGATTTCCGATGACCTTTGGTGATGCCCATATTTCCTTATAAATCCAACCACCAAATCGTGATTGGAATCTTTGTTGATATCCGAATTCCAAATCCAATATTTCAAATCCATTATCCATCATTTGAACACGTGCCATCGTAGAATCGGCGCCGCGTCCATTTTGAACCATCCGAACCGCATTACATCCGGGTAATTCTCTCAAATGTCTGAATGTTGGAAGCCATCGAAAAACATCATCATCGATTTCCACCAATTCCCAACATGACATTGGATGATGCATCAACCAAAACGGATGGTTCGGTTTTTCTGGAATGGCGGTTTGTTTTTTGGCTTGGAAGCCCGTCCATGGTTGGTTTTGCATGTTTCCTCCTTGCAAAAATAAAAAAAATAAATCGGAAAGGTACCCCAAACCAAAAAGATGGTTTGGGGAAAAAGGAGGAAATTCCCCCAAACCGATCCGATTTCAATGATTAAAAAATCAGATTATGCATCCGTTGAAATAAGGACACCACGCGCATCTTCAACGATACCAGCGCCACAATAAGCCGTTCCGATGATTTCGGTTAGACCTTTGGAAGCGTCACGTTGATATTCGACAACAATTGGTGTTCCAGCTGGACGAACTTCGCCACCGGATCCAACCATTGGCGCTGGTGTTCCGATTGCATAGGCAATTGCGCCGGCGCTGAACATAGCACCTTTCTTGTTTCCAGCTGATTCAGTTACGTATGATGATTTGTGGATTTGTACACCAAGGAAATCACCGACATATCCTTGTCCCATCATCTTCAACATGTCATGAGATGCTGAATTGAACGCGATAGCATTGGCCGCTTCATTTCGGATTGATGCTTGCAAATCAGCAATTTGGCGGGGATGTAATACCGCGAAAATTTGGGATGGATTGTTCGCCAATTCCAAAGCAAAAACACCATCCAAAAAATCATCGATAGACATATCAACACCGGATGTTCCAACACTTGTTGAAAAACTTCCAAATGTAGCCGCTACGATTTCCATGAAACGTGCTTCGAACGCGCCAACCATTGATTCAGCTAAGCGAAACGGTGAAATATCCGATCCAAGTCCGGACAAATTCGCCAAATCGGTCATATCATAGCGAAGTGCTTGACGTGCTACGGTAATTGTTGCGGTGTCCATTTCAAGTTGTGAAGCGGATACGTCGCCGCCATCGGTAGCGGATGCCATCGCGTCATAACCATCCAAACCAGCGAAACGAAGTGTGATGGAATCCGAACCAATGTTGGCAACATCACCAGCGTACAACAACGCGCCGGATTGACGAATGGAAGCGTTATCGGATAAAAGTGCACGAACTTCGGCTTCAATCATAGCCGCCAAGCGCAAACCACCGGATTCAAGACCGGCGAAATCTAAATTTTGTAAAGCCATTATAAACCTCATAATGTGTTAAAAGTGAAAAATAAAAATATAATTTTGTGGATTTCACTGTTAACCGGTGTGACCGTTTCCACCCATATATATAATATTATGATATATTATCACAATATGATATCATTATATACTAAATTCTAACCATTATCAAACAAAAGGATTATGTTATGGCTACCGATCTATCATCATCAAATTCATTTCCATTCATCTATGTTGTTTCAGTTGGAACCACGTGGAGCGAAATCGTTCTTCCATTGGGCGCGAAACGTGTAACCATTGGTGCTTCATCCGCGTTGTATGTTGGTCAAAATGGCGCTTCGGATTCCGGTGTGGTTGGTACACATAAGGCATTCGTAACATCCAACAATTATTTGGAACTAGAGTTGAAAAACGATACACAACGCGCATCATCGATTTTTGTAGCAGCTCAAACTGGGACCGCGTCCGTTTCAATCATACTCGAATAATATAGCATTTCATAACATCGCTATAAGGAGGAACCATGGCGCGGTTATTATACAGTGATGGGATTTCGGAATTACTACAATTTGATATTACAGATCAAATTGATGGAATTACGCAATCTTTTAACACTTCATCATCTATGAATCAAGATTCATTACGTGTATACTATAATGGCATTCGACAATCACCGGATGACATTTCGTTCAATTCGTCGACGTCTTTTTCACTATCATTCGTTCCACAAATCGGTGATTATCTATTTATTGATTATGTGGTCGGATAACATCAAAATAGGAGCTAAATATGGCTGTTCAAATTACCGGCGCCCAAATTAAAAATGGTGCTGTTTCTACATCACAATTATCCGATGGATCCGTAACATCGGCAAAAATCCAAGATTCACAAATTACATCCGCAAAATTGGCGGCGGCTAGTGTTGTTTCATCAAAAATTGGAACCGGAGCATTGGACACCACCGCATTTTTCGCGAATAGTGTTATCAGCGCCGCAAAAATCGACTTAACCGGAACATTTGATTATTCATCCGGAACATTACGCGCCGGAACACCTTCCGCGGCTTCCGATGTTGCTACAAAAAACTATGTTGATAGTGCAGTATCATCCGATATTTATTGGAAGGAACCCGTTCGTGTTGCTTCAACCGCAAATGTAGACCTTGCAAGCGCTCCGGCTTCAATCGATGGTGTAACACTATCAAATGACGATCGTGTACTTGTCAAAAACCAATCAACCGCATCACAAAATGGTCTTTATGTTTTTGCTGGTTCTGGATCGGCGATGTCAAGATCATCCGATTGTGATTCAGCCGCTGAAATCAATGGCGCGGCGGTATTTGTCAAAGAAGGTTCCACCAATGCCGATCAAGGTTTCGTCCAAACCGCTGAAGTTGTTACAATTGGATCCGATTCTGTTTCATGGGTACAGTTTACCGGACTCGGTCAAGTAACCGCCGGCGATGGATTGGATAAATCTGGAAATACACTTTCTGTTGATACCGGCGCTGGATTACAAATTGTTTCTGGTGCGGTTGCAGTTGAAACCGGTTCGGCTTTATTCATCGATACGAACGCGGTGGCGGTATCTGTTGATAATAGTACAATCGAAGTAAATGGAAGTAACGCGCTTCAATTGAAGGATGGTGGAATAACAACCGCGAAAATCGGGACGAATCAAGTAACAGGGAACGAAATCGCCGCGTCTACTGTTGGAACGGCTAACTTGGCTGATTCATCAGTTACATCGGCGAAATTGGGCGCTTCCAGTGTTTCAGCGGTTAAAATCGCTTCAAATGCGGTGACAACCGACAAAATCAACGCGAATGCGGTTACGGAATCCAAAATAGCTACATCGGTGGCCGGTGATGGTTTGAGTGGTGGAAATGGAAGCGCGTTGGCGGTTAATGTTGATGATGCAACCATCGAAATCAATTTGGATACACTACGATTGAAGGATCTTGGGATTGGAAGTGGAAAATTACAAGATTCAGCAATTACCACCGCGAAATTGGCGGATGATAGTGTAACAAAAGCAAAAATCAACGCGGATGTGGCCGGAAATGGTTTGGTTCAAAATGTTGATGGTTCATTGGAAATTTCAGCCACCAACGGTTTGATTATCAATTCTGACCAAATCGGAATCAATGAAGGCGCTGGATTGGAAGTTGATGGAAGTAACGCGTTGAATGTTTTGGTTGATGATGCTTCAATCGAAATCGATGGTGTTAGCGGAAATCTCCAAGTTAAAGCGAATGGAATTGGTAACACACACCTTCAATCAAATTCTGTTCAAACCGCAAAAATCCAAGATGACGCGGTGACATTTGCGAAGGTTGGTTGGCGAATGTACCAAGAACTTTCAACAATTTCCGGTTCATCAACATCCACCATCGATTTGGCGCGCGCACTTGATGCCAACGCGGTGAACGGTGTTATGGTATACAAAAACGGTTTGGCTTTGCTGAATCAAACCGCTTTATCTGGTTCACCTTCAAATAGTGACGAATTCAGTGTATCAGCGGATGGCGGTGTTGGTTCTGTTGCACGAATCACATTTGGCGCGGCTTTGGCTGATTCCGATAATGTTTTGGTTTGGTACTTGACATAATAAGTCAAATCTATTTTCCAAAATAGTCAAAAATAAAGCCATCCAAATATCGGATGGCTTTTTTCATTTGTTGAACATTATTTTTTTTCAAGATGCGTTCTACATCTTATTCATCAATAGCCGGTCCCATTGTATCTTCTTCTAATTGTTTATCAATTTCTTTCCAGTGTCGTAACAATTCACCATAAACATCATCTTTTGTTAATCCGATGTTTCTGGCAAAAACAACCGCGATAAAAATTCCCATCATATAAATATTGGATTGTGGTTCACCTTGTTGATCAAGATCATACGCGTACCATAATAATTTTCTTATGTTTGATTCAATCATGACTACCTCTTTTTTGTGGATGATTTTCGTTTTTTGCTAGTCATTGATAGCGCGATGGCTATAGCTTGTTTTCGCGGTTTTCCTTCGCTTTGGATTTTTTTGATTTTTTTTCCAATTTTCGATTGATTATATTTTGGCATGATTCACCCTTTACGTTTCGGACCGCTTCCAAGATTATAGCATGATGTTCTACATTCCAGAATTTGGAAATGTCCAAACAAAGATTGTATAGTGATTTCGGACGCGGTGTGCAATTTGTATATTTCCATCGACAAAATGTTCCATGGGAATATCCAATTGACTGGAAGTGGTTCCAATGTCCATCGATGTAAATTTCAAAAAAATCTTTCATCCGTTCACAATTTCGTCCAAGGCTTCCAATATCAAATCTTCATGGTTCAAATTTTGGTGTTTGGCGATTGCTTCACACCAACAAATGATTTCAAATGTCGATGGTTTGTTTCGTCCGGTTTTCCAACACCAAACCGTATTCCGAACCAATCCGGATTTTCGACAATAGTAATTCATCATTCGTTTGGATACATATTTTTCAAAAAATCGTTTCATCAAAATTTCGTGGTTGGTTTGGTTCCAGATTGCTGAAACCATGCGTTTCGGATGGCTTCACGATTGGCCTTATAAAAACCGGGATCGTTCAAACCTCTGGATAAGATATCTTTGTTCGTTTCTGTATTGTTTGATTGGACGGTTTTTTGATTGGTTTTTGGCGGTTCTTTTGGTTGTGGTATGTCTTTGGTAGTTTCAACATTTTGAACCACGTTATTTTCCATTTTTGGCGGTTCGGATGTTTGGAAATGTGAACGGAGGAATGACGGCGCGTTTTCTGGATTTTCCTTCAATCCTTTCATCCAATCACCAAACGATTCTTTTGTATCTGTTCTTTGATATTGCCATTCTAACGCGTCGCGAACATCCGGATCTTGTATCCCCAATTCAGCAATCGCCGCATGTCGTTCGTACTTTGTATTTGCGTTTTGCAATTCCTCTTTCAATCCATATATTTGTTCTGTTAAATTGTCCACGGTTTTCAGTTTTTCACCGGCTTCCACCAATCGTTGATTCATTTCCTCAATTTGTGTTTCGGCTTCACGCGTTCGTTTTGCATACTTCGATATCTTGTCTTGAATCAATCCATCGATGTGTTCTTTTGCGATGTATTCCACACCGTCTATTATTTTGGTTTCCATGTTTCCTCCTTGGAAAGGTTAAATTAAAAATAAGGCTTTTTGGCGTTGTATCTCACGAATTTTTTCGGCGGCTTCATCTTCGGATAAATCCGGATATAATTCCATCATTGCGTCGATTGGCGCGATAAGATTGGAAGCCAATTTTTCTTTGATATCATTTCGTTGTTCTCTCTTTTCATCCACCGATAATCCGATTCGCGCGTATCTGATTTTGTATCCACTTTCTGGAAGGTCATAACCCAAAAAACGATTGGCCATCATTGCAGCTAAAGACAATGTCATTTGATCGCCACGTTCGAACGATGGTTTATATCTTGCTTGGGCTTCCCTCATAGATTGTTTTGAAATCGCGATGGCATATCCGGATCTTGGATCTCCGGATAATTTTTCAATATCGCCGGGATTGATTCCAGCCATTTGGGCGACTTTACGTTCATATTGGATAACCGCTTCCAAAACGGTGGATGGATCGCCACCGGGTTGGAATTGTCCAATCATCGGTTGGCCAACGTTATCCGGGTCTTGTGTAAATACCAAAATGGAAGCCGGATCGGTTGATATGGCGGCGCGTTTTGCGGCGGTGTCTGTATCTCGAACATTCAAACCAGCCAATTGTAATCCGGCTATATATCGTTGTGGAAATCCGGTGTCACGTGTTAGATGTAACCAATATGTATACAAAGCCGCCGCCGTTAATGAACCATATACGACTTCGGCATTTTCAAAACTATTGAATAGTTTTCCGGTAATTTCCGCATGATACATTGAGTACGGAATAACCGGTTCACCATCGGAAAATCGGAATGGATAATTTTCACCTTCCATTTCGCTACCCAAATATTCTTTGGTGTAATCCTCACCAAGTGACCCATCATTGTTCATTTCCACGATTTTCATTTTTGGATTGGACATATCATGCAAATCAAAAACATCAGCCGTCCAAATCACTTCTTTGGAATGTGGATGGTGTCGTAATCTCAATTCATACAAAAATCGTAGTTGGTTTGGATCTCCACTTGATGATTCACAGTAGATCAAATCCGGGGTGACCGGACGAAACAACAAACCATTGGAATCGGATATATCAACGCGCATAAACATTTCACGACATCCAATTGTAAACATTTGGAATGATTGCATCATAGCCCATAAACCGGAATCATATATCAATCCATCATCACCCAAAAATCCCTCCATCGATTCACGATTGGCATCGATTCCAATCATTGGTGGTTCGTTGTACAAAGCCGATAATGATTTGGATGTAGCCTTGAAAACATTGGATGACATATCAGATACACCCCATGCCGCGCGGCGTTCTCTGGATACGTGGCGCGCCAATTCCTGTTCAAGATCATCTTGCCATTGTCCACGTAACATTCGAACACGTAGCGCGTTATGTTCCCATCGTTCATTGGTTTCCATTGATGGGGCTGGTGGTTTTGGTTGAAAATCTAACATCATAATATAAATCCTTTATCCTATTCTGAATGATCCGTGTATTGGTGTTTGATATTTGATATCTATGATGGGTACGATTGCATATCGACATGCGTCGAGTGAATGTTTGTGTTCACTTCGTGCATCCATACTACCACTTTTTTTCAATGTCCACCTACGAAAAGAACGAATTAATGTTTCACATCTTGGATTGACTGTAAAACGTTGTTTCATCATTCTATCATGTAATAACTGACATCCATAATAAACAGACCATCTTGGTTTGTGTGCGGTGTGAATTCGAAATGGCATGGTACCTTGTGGATATTCCAACACGTGTTCCAAAGCGCTTCGAAGCATAGCGTTCGACATCCGGCCGCCGTGTCTACCACCACGATGTGCGATATCACCGGTCCATCGTGTAATCATTTGCGGTGTCAATCCATTACGTGATAACATTCGAAGGATGGAACGGGCATGTGTTTCAGCCATCGAACGTTCGTTTTGATTTCCTCCACTGTAATATTCATCAAGTACATATACATGTGGATTGTCCGGTTCGGTCATGTCAATTGCGCAAAGGATAACCGCTTGGGCGCCGGGCATGGAACCATGGTCGATTCCAATCGAAAATCTATAATCACCATCATTTGGACACGGCGCGTCCGATATCATTTCTTCGGAAAAACATTCAAAAACCAATCCATCCGGCCTTCCGGCTTCCCATGATCCCTCTAAACGTGCTTGGCGATCCAATGGTAGATATGTATCGGCGATTCTATCAATGTCATGTTGTTGCAATAAAGGACGACATCCCATGGGTGTTACATTTTCAACGGTTAGAGCGGCGCCAATATCATATATTTTTCCTTCATCCACCATTTGTTTCAAATATCCACAATCTTGGCCAATCGGTGTCATCGTCAAAACCATTCGTCCACGTTTGCGAAGTAACCGCGCCGCCAATTCTCCAAATATCGCGACCGGCGGTGGCTCGTCAATCCATACCATATCGACCGTTCCACTAGCTACACCCAATGTTCCTTGATTCGTTGTTTTGATTCGAACCAAAGAACCGTTTTTGAACTGAATTATTGGTGTTTTTCCGCGGAATCCTTTTCCGGGTATGTATTCACAACCATCCGCCAATTCAGCCGGTGGAATCAAATCATATATTTTTCCTTGTACGGTTTTTGATTGTTCCCATGAATGGACAATCACCCATATTTCCTTGGGGCCATCTGGAATTTGTTTGTATGGATGACGATTCAAAGCATAATAAATCATTTCAGCGGCGCCGGCCGCGGTTTTTCCAAGTTGGTTTCCAGCGCGAAACAATGTTATCGGCGCGGTGGATTGTAAGAACGCCAATTGTGGTTTCGTCGGTGTGAACCATGCCAATGGATCGGCGGCGGTTACATCGCGCATTTTCAACAATGTTTTGGTGATACTAGCGATATTCATTTTTTATTTTTTGGGGAATTTCTTTTTCATCAATGTTGATTTCATAGCCTTGGCGAATACACAACGCCATCGCCATTTCTTTGGATACATATACATAATGATATTCATCATTCGGTAATTTTAATCTACACCATATTTTCATACATCAATCCTTGGTTTTGAGTCTAATTACATTTCCACTTTCATGCGCTTCAATCACTTCCAACAATTCGTGACGAATGATTGGTGGCAAATTCACAAAAGCATCAATCAACAATCGTTTGTGTTCATCCATCGACATTTCGCGCAATTCATCGCCGGCCGCTTCTATATGTTCCAACATTTCGTTGTGTACTTGGATGTGTAACTTGTGAAACGCTGGAAGCGAAT